GGCTTGTTGAAGGTCAAGTGCGTAGGCTGCTCTAGAGACAGAGTCGTCTCCGAGAACCTTCGTCTTCTTTAAGGTAATGTTTTGACACATACCAAGGTACTCAACGAGAATGTAATTCACGATTGAGTCGATCAACTGGGTGAACCAGCTACCCGAGGGGACTCCCAACTTCTTCCGGAACATACGTCCGTCAGGCATCAGAATTGCCGTATGGATGAAATACCACACTAAGCCGTCCCAAACGTTCCGCCATTTCTGTCTGGAACGCTTCGACGTAGGTTTCCCTCTCCAATTTAACCAATCTATCTGCTCGTGCAAAATGTCGAATGCAGCGTGGATTAGATAAGGGGGTACACCTTGGTCGAATCCAGAAAAGTCGAGACCATGTAAGATCTCACCATCCTGGTAGTTACACATCCACTCGGTAAACAAGCGTTGTGAACTCTTCCCTAAGAGCATCGGACCGTCGGGTAATGCCATGTACTGTCTATACAGCATAGGAGCATACAAACCTTCGACTACCAACATCTCTGCGGGGTAGACCCATACCAATCGAGTTTTCACATCGTCAACGGGCGAGAGATGACCTCTAGCGCCTGCTAGGCATGGGGGTATCCGCGTCATACGCGGATCGAACTTCTCCTTACCACCTTGCTTCAACCGATGACCTAACCATCTCGCTTCGGTGTAAACCTGGTCGAGAACTTCGCCCTTCTTCTTACCTGGGAAAGAAACCCCGGCAGATGTATCATGGCGAAAGTATTGCCCCACTTCGTGCCAGTCTAAAGGCTGGTACTTGTTTGGCAATTTGAACGCGTCTCTTGCTCTTGCGATTGCACGCTTCATACAAGAACGCTGGTTAGAATCGAGATCGGTAAACCTCGGCACTGGTTTGTTGTACTTGTGGAGTGATTTGTACATTCCATCAAGTCCTTCACCAGTACGGGTAAATCCGTAAAGTGATTCGTAAAGTTCTGAGTCGTACTTCTTCAGGGACTGTCTAACCCAGGGGTCAGTATTACCGGAAGGTCGAAAGTATTGGTATCCACCATACCTTGCGATCTCGGACAGGCCTTGGCCTTTGAAGTACGGTCCTACAGACTTGTGTCTCGCACGAGTTCTAGCCGATGGCTCGAACAGTGCGTCAACGCCTGGTTGTACACCAAAGGCATCGAGCAGGAGGTTGTCGTTTTCGGTATCATTGGGCATGATGAGCCGGACATCGTGAAGGAGGAAAATG